TGGTACTCTGGGTCAGAAAGGCAATAAAAATACTCATCTGGTATTTTAAAAACCTTATTTGAGAACTGAATGTGGAGCTTAAATAATAGGTTTCTAATTATATTGGTTTTGGTTTTAAATCCTTGCATAAAGTAAAGGATGTAGGGTAGCATGCTAGGGCCCCATTTGCTTTGATCTGCATTGTCATAAACCACTGTGTGGCCATTTATGCGATTTATGCGACTTTTTTTTACACTGTTCTTCACAGTTTCATCCTTGTATTTTTTTTCAATTTGATTTACAAGGTCAGGGTTGTCACCAGACTGCTCACAGTCCTGCAAGCTTCTACTAACCTGTTCTATAGCATAAGCCAAAAGCCTCCCAGGTGCATTTAGAACTGCTATCTCTCTCACACCTATCTGGTCTTTGTGAACCATCTTGGCCACTATCTGTGATGACTGGTTTAAGTTCCATGTAACTAAGGGCCATATTAGATCAGCATGTTTAAACATGTTCAGTGTGTCAGTCTTTTCTAGTTGACGTGATGTTTTCTCTAGAGGCAGATTGTTAGTGCTAACTCTTTCTTCAGGAGTTAAAGACCTTCTAGCTGTATTTTTGTCAAATTCCGTGAGCTCCATTAACACATTGGACCAGCACTTGCCATTTTGGTTTTTTTTTATTGTCTTGGTCACTGTCTTTCCATCTTTGGACTTGAATGTCTCTTTTTTCTTTCTGCTGGTGATGAGACCAGTGCTATTCTCATATGTCACAGATCCTCTGACATTCATCACATCTGATATGTGGCTGTTTACCATGACAGGCTGGTAAGGATATAGAATTTCAATGAGATCACCTATGGTTTCACAATTGCTGGTATCAACTTTTTTGCAATCTGCCACCTCAAGGGCTGAAAACACTGCTGTGCAGATTATTGAGGCTACACTGGGATTGGAGTTTTTGTATGTGTTTTCTTCTACATACGCATTTTTTTTAAGATAATCAACACTAAGCCGTGACAAGTCAAAGTTTGAGAAGCTGTCCAATCCTTTGCCATGATTCTTCAGGAACTCCTCTCTACCCTCAATCTGTTTTAAAATCACTTCACTCTCACTTTTTACTTTCTGGTGCTGATTGACAGTGAAAGACCTACAAATGTAAAAGCCATTGAAAACTGATTGATCTGATAGGGTGGAATCTGAATTGTGAGGCATGCATACATCCCACTCAGAATAATCCTTTATTACAGTGTCTTTCATAGGGCTCTCAACGACTTTG